CCTGCTGGAAAGGCATCACCCAACTGGCCGATATCGCGTCGGAACAGACGGCCGGAAACGGATCGGAATGGGTGGCCGGATTCAAATCGGAATCCCTGGCCGGATAAATCGGAATCCGCAGACCTGGGGGCGTCGGCATCCTTCACCGTGCGGTTCGTCGACGTCGCCCCCGAGGTTCTGGCCAAGGTGGCGGACGTTCCCCATGACGGCATGTCGTGGGCACGGTGGGGGCGGAAGTTGGCGAATGATGTGACCGCGCGCGTCACATCGGAATTGCGGCAAGGGGCATCGCTCGGGGAGACGATTCCCCAGCTTCGCAAGCGCCTGGAAGTGGTCGAAGGCATCGGGCGGGTATCGGCGGAGCGGCTGGCCCGGACGGCGATCAACGCCACCGGGAACCGGGCGCGCATGGAAGTCTTCCGGGCCAACAGCGGCGCGAACGGGGTGCTGAAGGGCTGGCGGTTCCTCGCCACGCTGGACGGGCGGACATCACGCATCTGTTCGGGGCTGTCGGGCACGGAATGGAGCTTCGACGATCCGGACGCCCCGAAGCCACCCCGCCATCCGAATTGCCGATCCGTGGCGCTGCCGCTCACCAAGAGCTGGGTGGAGTTGCTGGGGCCCGACGCTGCGGACCTGGACGAGGCGCCCCTCGGGACGCAGGCCAGCGCCACGGGGCCGGTGTCGGCCGACTGGACCTATGAGGACTGGCTCAAGCGGCAGCCGCGCGAATTCCAGCGGGAGACGCTGGGGGAGACCCGGTATCGGGCTTGGAAGGACGGCCTGCCGCTGTCGGCCTTCGCCACCTATGACCGGCCGCTGTCGATCGACGAGCTGCGGCGCCTGTATCCGAGCACGATGGAGGCATGACGATGGGGAAGATCGACCTGAACGCCAAGATCACGGAATGGCGGAAAGGGGCGGATGGCTTCTTCCGGTGGCTGGACGACGTCAAGCCGATGATCCCCTCCGAGAAGGGGGGATTCGAGCCCTTCGTCGTGCCGAACGAGGAAGTCCGGGAGGCGATCCGGCGGGCCATTGATGGCGGGTTCTCGACGGTGGTGTTCTGCTGGCCACGGCGCCACGGCAAGACGGTGGTGTCGGCCCTCATCATCGCATGGCGCTTCCTCACCCGCAGAACGCAGACGGTGGCCATCGTCGCCAACAGTGAGCGGCAGTCGGTCGATACCGCGTTCAAGCTGGTCAAGACCATCCTGGAACAAACGGCGTACCCCGCAGCCCTTGCCAAAGACGGCCGCATCAAGATCGGCGCGGATTCCATCGCATACGAGATGCTGGGCAACATCATTCAGGGTTACCCGGCAAACGCGGCCAGCCTCTACGGCAAGAAGCTGTCGGTCGCTCAGGTGTCCGAGTTGCACGCGGCCCGCACCGACACCGTCTATCAAACGCTCGCCTCCAGCACGATCGACACCGAGGACGGCCTGGTCCTGGTCGATAGTACCGTGGGCAGTCGGTCGAGCCCGCTCTATGCCCTCGCCTTGGTGGCGGAACGGGGTGAGGATCCAACCCTGTTCTTCTCGCACATCGAATACCGGGACCTGGAGGACGCGGTTGCCCGTGGCCCGTCCTGGATCGCCCCGGCGAAGCTGCGGAGCCGAGCCGCACAAATGCTGCCGGCGGAATTCGCGCAACAGCACCTCAACCAGTGGACGGCCGCAAGCAACGCCCTGTTCCCGCCGGCGATCATCGACCTGTGCCGTGGGTCCTATGCCATCGACGTCCCCACCCTGGTCAAAGGGGCCGCATACGCGGTCGGCGGCGGGCTGGATCGCGCCTACGGCTTCAGCTTGCACGGCGATTCGACGGTGGCGACCTGCGTGCTGAAGGTGCTGCAAGGGGAAGACGAGCATTTCTACGTGCTGGCCTCGGACGCCATCAAGTTCAGCGCCGCAGCGGGCATCAAGAAGGCGCTCACCCGGTATCACCGGGATTTCGGCATGTCGCGGGCGGCAATCGAGACCTACAACGCCCAAGACATCGCGGCATGGTGCGGCGAACAGCCATTCGACCATGAGCTTGTCTCCGCCACACTGGAGCGGCAGGCGAACGCCTTCACCGCCCTCTTCAACGCGGCTGCGGAGGGGCGTCTCCACATCCACCCGGCGCACGAACGCTTGCTCGCAGAAATGGGCACGTTCGAGTACATGCTTGTCGCCAATGGCGCGAAGGGCGCCATCCCGCGATTCGAGCACGCCAAGGGGCAGCACGACGACCACGTCTATTCGCTGGCGTGGGCCGTCTATGCGCTGCGGGATATCGAACTGAACCCCTACGAAATACCGGGCATCCATTGCGACGCGGTCGGGCGGATCGCCCCGCTGTGCATTCTCAACGGCGGCAACCTCACCCCGTTCTGTTCCGAAGAGTGCCGATCATTCCAAACGGTTAACGATCTTTACAAAAAATATCAATCAAGGTCCGGTGTAGCCCAATTATCCCCAATCGACTTTTTCCGTTACAAAGTATTCAACACCGGATCACACACTGTTCGCCGTTGAATATTTACAACAACAGAACTAGAGTCTTGACATGGTCAAACTGCCATTCTTTCAGGGGCTGGACCCGATCATCACCCTCGTCAAGGCGTCGGCGGGACGCAAGGCGAAGGCGGAACTGCGTCTCCGGTACTACCGCGATCAGCAATCCGATGACCTCCTGTCCCTGATCCGGCAGAGGTGGAGCACCCCCGAGGACTTCCGGCTGTTTCAGGTGAACTTGGTCCGCAAGATCACCAACAAGCGGGCGATGGTCTACAAGCTGGCGCCCGTGCGCACGTTCGAGGGCTGGGATCAGGATGCCGGCGAGGCGCTCTATCAGGCGATGGGCGCGAACGTCGTGCTGAAGAAGGCCAACCGGCTGACCAAGCTGCTGAAGACAACCGCGCTCCAGGTGGGATGGAACGGCCGCCCGACACTGGCCGTCATCACTCCCAACGTCCTGGACGCGGTTGCCGACGATCCCGAACAGCCCGAACGTCTCGTCGTCACCCACCTGGGGGCGAAGGAAACCGAGACGACCTATTCGGACTGGACTGCCACGGATTATGTCCGCCGCGACTATCGCGGACAGCCCATGTCGCTGGCCGGCAATCCCGGCAACGTCAATCCATACGGGATGCTGCCGTTCGTTCCATGCTTCGATTCCTCCCCCGATGACGAGTTCTTCCTCTCCGGCGGAGACGACCTCATCGAGGCTCAACAGGCCGTCAACGTCGCGCTGGCCAACCTCTGGCGGGCGATCGAGCTCCAGTCGCACGGACAGGCATGGGCGGCAGGCCTGCCGACGGACGATTTTCTCGACATCGGGCCGAACACCGCAATCAAGCTCCCGGAGAACGGCAAATTCGGGTTCGCGGCCCCCAACTCCCCGATCGAAGAGGTGTTGCGGGCGATCGAATTCTTGATCAAGCAGACGGCGGTGGCGAACGACCTGGCTGCCAACGTGTTCGAGCTCACCCCCAAGGCCGAAAGCGGTGCAGCCAAGGAAGCCGAGAACAGGGACCTCCTGGAGGCCCGGCAGGACGATATCGAGCTCTGGCGCGGATACGAATCGCGCCTGTTCGAGGTGGTCAAGGTGGTGGTCAATACCCACCAACCGGGCGCCATTCCAGAGGCCGCGACCCTCCGCGTCGATTTCGGCGAGATCACCGAATCCATGTCCGAGACGGAGCGTCTCGACGCCTATCAGCGGCGGCTGGACTTGGGCATCTGGAGCCCGGTCGACGCCATGATGGCCGACAATCCCGACATCCGGACCCGCGAAGACGCCCTGACGGAGTTGGCGCGCCGACGCGACGAAACCGCAACCCTCGGAGTCGGCGGCTTTGCCGGCCCGAGCTTCCAGGGGACCCCGCAGCAATGACCGATACCCCGGCCTCGTCGTCCGACAACGGCGCTCCCGCTCCCGCCGCCAGCGAGAAGGCGGACCACATGATTCCCAAGGCTCGCCTCGACGAGGAAGTGGGCAAGCGGCGCGCGCTCGAGACCGAGCTCACCGCCATTGCCGACGCCTTCCTGTCGGAGGTGCCCGAAACCCTGAAGCCGCTGATCCCCGAAGGCCTGTCCCCGGCCGACAAGATCAAGTGGTTCCAGAAGGCCAAGGCGACGGGCGTGTTCGGTGGCGGCAAGGAAACCGTGAAGGTTCCCGAAACCGACACCGGCAAGCCCAAGGTGACGCCCAAGGATGTGGACCTGTCGCAACTCCCGCCGATGGCGCGCATCGCCCACGGCTACGGCAAGAAGTGAGGCCTAGCACATGCTGACCATCCTCGAAGCCGCGAAGCTGAACCCGTCTCCCCTGGTGCAGGGCGTGGTGGAAATCTTCGCGCGCGAAAACCCCGTCCTGCTGAACCTGCCGTTCGAGGACATCAACGGCCCGGCCTACGTCTACAACCGCGAGGGCACCCTTCCGGGCGTGGCGTTCCGTGGCATCAACGAGAGCTACACCGAGTCGACGGGCGTCATCAATCCGCAGACCGAATCCCTGCGCATCTGCGGCGGCGAGTCCGACTATGACACCTTCCTGATCCAGACCGGCACCGGCACCAACGATGCCCGCGCCGTCCATGACGGCCTGAAGGCGAAGGCGCTGGCACTGCGTTGGGGCAAAGCCTTTTTCGATGGCGACAGCGAGGCCGATCCCCGCGAATTCGATGGCCTGAACAAGCGCCTCACCGGCCCGCAGCACATTCAGCTTGCCGTTGGTGGGGCCGCCCTGACCCTGGCCAAGCTGAACGAGTTGATCGACGCCGTCCAGGGCGCCCCCTCGCTCCTGATGATGAACAAGGCGTTGCGGCGCAAGGTCACCGACCTGGCCGCCGGCACCTCCGCCGTCACGATGACGATGGACCAGCTCGGGCGCCCGATGACCCAGTACGCCGGCATCCCCATCGGCATCATCGAAGACGACGAAGAGGGCAACCCCGTCCTCGGGTTCGACGAGGATGACGGGCAGGGCAACCTCGACACCGCGTCGATCTACGCCGTCCGCCTGGGCATGGACGTCTTCCACGGCATCCAGACCGCTCCGGTCGATGTGCGGGACCTGGGCGAGCTTCCCAACAAGCCGGCCTATCGCACCCGCATCGAGTGGTTCGCCGCCTATGTGCTGAAGCACCCCAAGGCGGCGGCCCGCCTGTCGCGCATCAACGCTCCCTGATCGGAGGACTGACGATGGCATTCCGTCCCTATGACGCCGCGCTGGTCCTGCGTGGCCCCTCCGCCGGTGCCGTAACCGGCACCACAGCCGAAACCGGCATCGCCCTGGAGGCGCGCATCGCGGGCCCGTTCAAGGCCGTCTTCACCGTCACCGCCGTTGACGACACCACCGGCGACGAAACCTATGCCCTGTCGATCGAGACCGACGCGGATACCGATTTCGGCAGCCCGGCGGAAATCATCTCCCTGCCGGTGACCGAACCGGGCGTCTACGAATGGCCGCTGTCGAGCGAGCTGATCGGCCAGTTCGACACGTCCGCCGCCGCGATCCGGGTCAAGGCGACGCTCGGGGGCACGACCCCCAGCATCACCTATGGGGCGTATCTCTCTCCGCAGGCCTGAGGCCCAGCGGGTCCCGGCCGCAGGGTGCCTCGGATAGGGGCAGGAGCGGCGGTGGCCTTAGTCGTGAGTCGCCACCCTCAGCAAGAAACCGCGACAGCCGGCGGCCCCTGTCACCTCGGGGGCGCGGCAGGCAAGACGGGGCTCCAGTGCAGGCTGGAGCCCCATTCCCCCGTCAAGGAGGCCCGATGTGACCGAGACGATCACACCTTCGCTGCCCGCCATCGTCCCGGCGCTGTTGCCAGAAGGGGCCGGCGGGGTGCGAGTCATGATCCTGACCAATCCGTTCCGGATGAGCGAGCGGATCACGGGCACGGTCCCTGCCGGGTGGACGATCACCGACATCATCGAAGCCGCCGGCCTGGAGCCCGCCTATCGCCCGATGCTGCGGGTGTGGATCAATGAGGACGTGGTTCCCCGCGATTGGTGGGGCCGGATTAAGCCCAAGGCGGGGACGCTGGTTTCCATTCGGCCGATCCCGCGCGGTGGCGGGGGTGGTGGTGGCGGCAAGAGCCCCATGCGCATGGTGTTGATGCTGGCCGTCATGGTCGCAGCCACCATCGCAGCCGGCCCCATCGCGGGCGCAATCGGCTTCGGCGAGGGTGTCGCATTCACCGCCTTCGGCGAAGCGGTCACCTGGATGGCCATCGGCAAGGCCCTGGTCGCTGGCGTCATTCCCCGCTGCGGCAATGTCACCATCTACGCCCTGGAGTGTCCCGCATGAGCGCCATCATCACCACCATTTCCCCCGCCTTCACCCTGATTACCGGGGACACAGCCATGTTCCGGCGGGTCGACGGGGTGACCAAGCTTGGCCACACCGCCAAGCTTCGCATCTGGTCGCACATCGGCATTGCCGGCGCGATGCAGGGCAACGCCATTGCCCTGGAGGCGATCGGCACGGCCCTGAACGTCGGAGACATCCCGACTGCTCCCGGCAGGGCGCTCCCCTTCCTTGCGGCAGGCGCATTGGCGCACCTGTTGTCCGTCCTGCGCTCCCAATACGATGCCATCCGGGACGATCCCAGGTCCGCCCACCTCTCGACCATCGGAGACACCAGCCTGTTCGGTGACCTGCGAATCGTGCTCGCGGGCATGTGGGGCGATGAACCGGCAGCCATCTTCGTCGACACGACGAACGGGGACACCCCCGTTCGCTTGAGCCGTGGGCACGCGATCATGCCGGAGGTGCCCTACTCGACCGACGCCATCAAGGAAAGCTGGATACCGGCGGCCGAAGGCGACTTGGCAGCGGCCGAATCCCTCCACATCGCCCTTGGCCGTTCAATCCGCGCATCCGGTCTGCCCGTTGGCGGGTTGCTGACCAGCGCCCGGATCGACACGGGGGGCATCTGCATCCGTCACCTCGCCGACCTGGAGTCGCCAGCATGACCGTCGATATCGCGACTCTCGGCCTCGCGGTCGACTCGACGCAGATTTCCAGGGCACATGCGGAACTGGACCGCTTCGCCGCCGCCGGCGGACGGGCAGAGGCCGCCGCAATGGGGCTCAACCGCCATGTCGATGCCATGCTCGGCCCACTGCGGAACCTCCATGCAATGGTGGGGCTGGTCACCGGGGCAATGGCCGGCATCGGTGGTGCGCTGGCCTTGCGGGAGATCGCGGACGCGGCAGATCGGTGGCAGACCCTCGAGGGGCGCCTCCGGCTGGTCACGCAGTCCGCACGCGAGCTCCGAAGTACCCAGGACGAGCTGTTCGCAGCATCCCAGCGGACCCGGGCCGATTTCGGCGGCACGGTCGAGCTCTATGCCCGATTGGCCCGCAGCACCCGCGATCTTGGCATTTCCCAGGGGACGCTGTTGGACGTCACCGAAACCATCAATCAGGCGATGGCTGTTTCGGGTGCCACGGCACAGGAAGCCGCAGCGGCGATCACCCAGCTTGGCCAAGGCCTGGCCTCCGGACAGCTTCGCGGCGATGAGCTGCGGTCGGTGCTGGAACAAGCCCCGCGCCTTGCCGAAGCCATTGCCGCCGGCATGGGCAAGACCATCGGCCAATTGCGAACGCTGGGGGCCGAAGGGAAGCTCACCACGCAAGTCGTTCTCGACGCCATCGTGTCGCAACGGCAGGTGATGGAACAGGAAGCGGCCAAACTTCCCCTGACCCTGTCCAAGGCATGGATAGAGGTTCAGAATTCGGTGCTGCGCTACATTGGCACCACCGATTCGGCCCTCGGGACCACGAGGGCACTGGCGGCGGGTGTCCAGTCCCTCGGGGAGAATTTCGACACGGTGGCGGATGCGGCCATCGCCCTGGCGGGTGCCGTGGGGACGGTCCTGGTTGCCAGAGGGCTTGGGCCCGCCGTCGAGCGGGCGGGCGCCCTCGCCGTCGCTCAGGTGCAACTGACCACCGCCACCATGCGCGGCACCGCCGTCATGCTGGGGAGCGCCCAAGCCGCCGCCGCGCAAGCCCTGGCCACCAAGGAAGCGGCTGCCAGCGCCCTTGCCGGGGCTCAGGCCCAACACCTCAGCAACCAAACCCTGGTGGCGGGCATTCAGGCCGAAATCGCGCTGGCGAATGCCCAACTCGGGGCACAGATCACCGCGCGGGGCCGTGCCCTGATGGTCAACGAGCTTGCCGCCAAGTCCCGCGACTTGGCTGCCGCACAGGCCTTGCTCACCTCCAGCGGTGCGAGCCTTGCCGCCGCCGAAGCCCGTGCCACTGCCGCCACCGCTGCCCATGCGGCGGCCCTGCGGCAAACCACCCTTGCCGCGACGTTGGCCAGCGGCGCCATGAAGGGATTGCAGTCCGTCATGGCGTTCTTCGGCGGGCCGGTGGGATTCGCCATCACCGCGGCGGCGGCAGCCGTCTACGTCCTGGCCACCCGCCAGACCGAGGCCGAACGGGCGGCCGATCAGCACACCAAGGCCATGCGCGAATTCAACGCGGTACTCGACGCCACCACCGGCAAGGTCCGGGGGGTGGCGGACGAAATGCGCGAGCTGCGACGCCTCCAATTGCAGGAATCGGTGGACGCCACCAAGCGGGCGGTTTCCCAAGAGGAATCCTATCTCCGGGCGGGACAGCTCCGAATCGACCGATTCGCCTTCGATACCGGCCTGCCCAAGACGGAAGTCGAGGCCCTGGTTGCGCCCGTCCGGGATCTTCACCGGCAATTCCTGGCGGGCCGGCTGGAGGCTTCGGCCATGCTGGAGGAGATCGCCAAGCTCGGCAACGGAGACAAGCGCCTCCAGCCCCTCGCGGCCGAATTCGCCAACATGGGGGCGCCGCTTCTCGACATGATCGCCAAGCTGGCCGAAGCGGAGGCCGCGCTCGCGGTGCTGAACGGCACCGCCACCGATGCCCAGCGGGCCTTGCTCGGGATCGGGCAGGCGGCAGCCGCCGGCGGGCGGACGACCATGCAAGCCCTGTCCGAGTTCCAGAAGGCCCTTGCCCAGCTTGAACTGGTCCGCGATACCATCGGCAAGAGCGAAGCGGACTCGCTGCGCCTGAAGCTGTCCCGCCAGCGGAAGGACGACACCGGGGAAATGGTGTTCACCCCCCAGGACGTCGAGCGCCTGGTTGCCGTCCAGCGCCAGATCGACGCCCTCAAGATCGGCGAGAAGACGCGGGAGCTCCAGCTCGAGGAACGCCAGCTCTACGCCACGGCGGAACAAGCGGCCGTCCTTGTATGTTGACGGCATCCCGTTCTTGATGATCGGGAAGGGCAGGAGAAGGTGAGCCCGTCTGCGCCCTGGCCAGCAAGCTCGTCATTGAGATTGGGCCCCTTCTCCTCGTCATGCCGTGG